TAAATTACTACCACAAGTGTCTAGTAGTATGACTGAAGCTATTTACAGACTGCTATCTAATAGAGATAACTTAACTATAACTCTATCACCAGAAGCACAGAAGCTATATACAGATTACTACAATTACTGTAGTAAGAAAGCAGAACTTCTGTTAGAAGACAGTATACAGCAAACTGAACTATTCGGTAGAGCTTTTAAGTTAGTTAGGTTAGCAGCAATTTGGCAATTAGCTCAACAATCATCTATTATTACTTATGATACATTAGCTAGTACAATCTATTTTGTAGAGTACATATCTAAGTACTTAGATAAGTTTGTTATGCTAACTACAGCTAAACCGTACGAGATACTAGCTAGTTACTTCCTTGATGGAACTAAGTCTATTTCATTAGATGAAACTATCAGGTTAGGTATAGTTAACAAAGTAACTCCAACTTTCCAGGAGATACTTGATCCACTTAACTCTAAGTTAGCTAAGCAAGGAGTAGCCCATTACGATAAAGATCTTAAATCTTTTATCTACAGTAAGTTTGATAAAGTAGAGCCAGAGGAATCAACTACTTGCTCATTTACTATGAGTTACAAATTAGTTCCTGATCTACCAACTAAAGCAGGCAGAGAAGTACATCTAGCTAATTTTGATAGGTTCAGAGATGATCTATGCTACTCTAATATAGTTAATCTACTTAGTCGTAACTCTATCTTCAATACATTTCAATATGCAGCAGGATCAACTACAACTAACCCTGATGTACTACTTGATATGTATAGAAGTAACAAATCAATCATATCTAAATCTAATCTAGTTATTATTGATATAGATCAATCATCTGTACCACTTGAATCAGTACATGATTTCTTAGCAGAGTATCAACACATTATCTCTACATCTTCTGATGTAACTAATAAGTACAAATTCCGTATTATTTTACCAGTTAATGTAGAACTTGATGGTGCTAATTCACAGGAGTATGCTTATGTAGTCAGACGAGTATGTGCAGATTTACTGCTTACTCCTGATCCTAAGTCTTATTGCCCATCACAAGCTTGGTATGGGTACGAAGGTGCAGAAGTAACTCTTACAGATGAAGGTAAACTGTACGATGTTACTGAGTATCTAACTGAGTTTGCGAAAGACGAGAAGAAAGTGCAAAGTGCATCTACTATCACTAAGCAACGTTCACCTAAAGCACGTAAGGCTCATATAGATAAACTAATGGACTCTATAGACAAAGTATTCGAATATGCAATCTTAGCTAAACCAGGTGAAGGTAGTTTAATGTTAGCTAGAGCGGCTATGCATTGTGCAGATGAAGGATGTACAGCAGAAGAAATGGAAACTATCATTAGATACATCAACGACTGTTGGGATGTACCTATGAACGAATCTAGACTAATGTCAACAATAGTTACACCTATATCATCTAGGTGCAAAGGATAGTACATGACTAAGAAAGAAGCACAGGAACGTAATTATAAAATTATGCAGTTACTTGGTATATTACCACGACTAAAATCACTAATACCTGATGATGTATTTAATAAATTAAGTGATGCAGATAAGTACATGTTAGATGTACTTCCTGATACAATATTAAATGCTATTCACACAGTAAAACATAAAAAGTTTACATGTGCTAAATGTACCGACGTACGAGGCAAACATCCTACAAAGGACAAAACAGCTTACAAATGTGATATATGTGGAGATTGGAAATCTAAACTATACAGAATCAAACAATAAGACCTGTAACAAGGCATGAGAAGCTGTTATATTTATATAACACACTCATATTAAATATATAAAGGAAGAAATATGACACTTACACCAGATATGTCTATTCAAGATAAACGAAGAATAACTAAAGCATATCCAGTATTAATTTGTGCACCAGTAGGTGCGGGTAAAACAAGATCTATGGAACAATTAGCTCCAGAAGACAAGAAACGAACAGTATACATATGTTTAGATAACAAAGATTTACTAGACTCATTTGAAGATGAATATAGAACTGTAGTATACCCTAAACCAGAAGGTATAATACCTCCAGAAAGAGCTAAACTATATGTAGACTATGATAATATAAAGTTCAAAACACTAAGTGAACTTGAATTATACTTAAGAGCAGCTATGGAACATCCAGAGGTTGATAGAATAGTAATAGATTCAGTAACTAAAATGAACGAAGAACTGGAAACTAAATTAGTTACTACAACTAAAGGATTTACAACTTGGTCTGAGTATGGTAAGGCGATAATGGAATGGGTAAAGTTATTTAAAGAAGAACAACGATACTCTGGTAAACTAGTATATGTATTCGCACACTACACGCCAGCAAAAAATAGTTCAGATTCAGCTGATGCAGAGAGATTTGTCCAAACTAAAGGAAATATTTGGAAAAGAGGAGATTACGAAGGTCACTTCAATACAGTTGTAGAGATACAAGATCACAAATTCATAGCAGATAACGAGGATAACTGGTCATCTACAAGGATACATGGTTCACTTAGTCCATATGAGTCTGAAGAGAATTCTCTACCAGAACTAGAAGATGCTTTAACTAGCTTATACTATAAAAAAGAACAATAGTCGCTCAATATGAGTAAACAAATACAACACATAAAGGAATAACATGTCAATTTTAATAAATACAGTAAACGAAAAAACAGAAGAACAATTAAACAACTTAGGTAACGTATCAACTAAACTTAAAGAATCAGGTGCACACTTAATGACAATTACATCAGCTAAAGAGATATCAAATAACGATTACTCTTATTTTGTACTTGAAGCAACTACTAAAAGCGGTGAAACACTAACTCATATGGAGTTCTTTGGTAAACCTAAAGATCAATCTCAAGAAGAGATAGATAAAGCACAAGCTAAGACAGACAGAACTACAGCAGCAATCGCTAGAATAGCTAAAGGTATTGGTTACAAGAACCTTAAACAAGCTATAGCAGGTGCAGTGCAAACTACTGATGAGAAAGGTAGACAAGTAACTGAGTTCAAAGCATTTGAGAACAAACAAGTAACTTTTTGTACAACTACAGAAATCCAACCAGACAAAGAAGGAACTAAAGCATACGCTAACCAAGTACTTGATACATTCAAGATACTAGACAAATCAGGTAAAGATGCATTAGGTAGAGACAGACTTGAAGCATTTGATGAAGAGTGTAAGAACACAATAGCTATTCAATGGGGTAAAGAACAAAACCCAGCTTGTGTACAACTACTTAACAAGATGAAAGAACAAGCATTAGGTGTAGCTCCAGCAGCAACTCCAACTACCCCATCGCAAGTAACACCACCAGCACAACAAGCAGCAAACGTAGCTGCAGCAGTAGACGATATTTAATCAGTAACCAACAAATTTGTTGGTTAACTTAACAAAGGAACAATAATGTATGAATGGACACAGCAGCAAATAGACATATTTGATGCAGTAGAGAATAAGCAGAATAGTTTAATTAAACTTGATGCTATAGCAGGAGCTAGCAAGACAACTACTTTAGTTGAAATAGCTAAGCGATTCAAGTCAGCTAACCCAACTGGTACTTTTAGGTACATAGTGTTCGGTAGAGCTAACTTTGAAGACGCTAGAACTAATTTTGGTACTAACGCTATTTGTTCTACCATTCATGCAATGGCTTATGAGTATATCATCAGACGTAGGATGTACCCACTACAAACTAACATTAAGTCATTTTTAACTTGGAAGGATATACCTAAGTCTATCTTCATACCATTTGGTATGACTCCATTAGTTATTCAACTAATTGAGAATTACTGCAACTCACAATACACTTCATTTAACTCTTATGTAGTTAATGAACGTAATGAATGTCTAGCTAGTGTAGTTAAAGCAGCTACACAAGTAATGCAGCAAATTGTACAAGGTAAAATACCTCCAACTCATTCATTCTATCTTAAGCTATTTCATAAGGCAGTAGTATCTAATTCAATTCAATTAGATCATACTGATATATTAGCAGTAGATGAAGCAGGAGATCTAACTCCAATTACATTTGATATATTTGATAAGTATCCAGCTGAGCAGAAGATAATGTGTGGAGATAAGTTCCAAGCTATCTTTAGTTTCATGGGTTGTATCAATGGATTTGAGAAGTACAACGATCAAGGTATTACACTTAATCTAAACAAATCATTCAGATGTTCAACTCAATTAGCTCCAGCTATTGAAGTATTTGGTAGAACTTATTTTAATGATCCAACTTTCACTTTCAACGGCCATACATACACAAACCAGGAAGTGAAGACTATTGGCTATATTACACGAACTAATATGGAATTAATTGAAACTATGATAAACTTCAACCAACAAGGAATAGATTACAGATTAGTTTCTAAATCGAAAACTGATCAGTTATTTAGGTATCCTGAGTTTTTAATGTACATGGCACCTAATCGTAAGGTATATGATAGGGAGCTACGAGTACTTCAACATGATGTAGATGAGTACTATTCATCACAAGCATTGCAATCCGAGTTTAGTTCAGCAACTAAGTATTTGCTACACAATAACGAAGGAAATGAGAATTTAGTTCAAGCAACAAAGTTACTTGCACAGTTTGATAGATCTGATATTATTGAAGCAAAGAATCAAGCACAATCTCACACAAAGCAATCAGCAAACATCATATTAGGCACAGCACATGTGTTCAAAGGACTTACAGTAGATAAAGTAGTTATTTCTAAACTACTTAATAAGTCATTAGATCCTTTAGTAAAGAAGGATCCAACTAAGTTAAGTAAAGACGAACTAAGTGAATTTTTACTTTATTATGTAGCTTGTACACGAGCTAGATATGAAATTGAGAATGCAAAGCATCTCAAATTAATTGATATAGGAGAAACTATAAGTGGATTATATTAGTACAATATTAGGTTTAGAACAATCAGATGAATTTCTTGAATTCATACAACTTTCAGACGAAACAGATGTTAACGAATTAGCAGAGCAGTTTATTAATCAAGCAGATATAGAAGAGGAACAGTACAAAATTATCGCACTTCAACAGCATCTAGATACAGACTACCAAGACGCAGCATCACAACTTGATAGCTACTAGTTCTAACTGATTCTGAAGCAGATGACGAATTTGACACCTATTTACAAACGTACTTAGATGATATAGTACTACCAGAAATACATGAGCAGGTTAGATTCTATTTTGATGAAGATAGATGGAAAGATGACGCCAGAAGGGACGGTCGATCTATGATAGCAAGTTATGATGGTACAGAGTACTACGAAACAGTAAATGGAGAGACTTACTATATCTATAGACAATCTTAACCGAAACGTTATAAAACTAATTTAAGGAGTATAAATGGAAAGAGTAAGTAAAACAGACTTAGCTAGAAAACTAGCTAAACAAAGTGATGATTTATCGCTTAAGGAAAGTAAAGAAGTAATCACTTCATTATTTAAGTTAATTGCAGATGAACTATCAGCAGGTAATGTAGTAAATATACCGGATTTTGGTACATTTAGTATTACACAAAGAGCTGAAAGACAAGGTATTAACCCTTCTACTAAAGCGAAGATTACTATACCAGCACAATTGTCACCTAAGTTTAAAGCATCTAAGTCACTAAAGCTACTAGTTAACAATTAACAAATTATTGCACACTAATCATACCCTCGTTAGTGTGCATATTTAAAGGAACGAATATGAAACAGATAGGTGGAACACATTACGATTTACCTATACAACCGATTGAATATATAGAAGCAAATAATCTATCATTCAGTGTTGGCTCTATAATTAAATATGTAACAAGGTACAAACAGAAGAACGGAGTAGAGGATCTACAAAAAGCTCAATGGTATATAGATAGATTAATTAAGCAGGAGGAACAATGTCACCAGAACGAATCGTTGCCGAACAACAGCAATGCAGGCCTTATTCATTAACTTTTAATGAATGGTACGAACTTAATAAATTATGGCTACCTAATCACTCAAAAGTATGGTTAGAGGTAGTATGGAACCAAGCACAGGAGAATAAATGAAACAAATTAAAGTAAATTTATTACATATTTCACCACTCCATATTGCATCTAAAGCAATACGAAAGTGCCATGCAAATGAACATTTATCTGATACAATAGACAGTACTATAGGGACTAAAGATCGTAATCTAATTCATAGAGTAGGTCTTAAACACGATCATTCTAGTACACTAGAACACATCACAGCTAGTTTTGATATTACAGGAATATCTGTAGCAGTGCTGGGACAGCTTACTAGACACAGATTAGCTTCATACACAGTACAATCAACTAGATACACTACTGATAAACTATTAAAAAATGAAGAGCCATTTATTGATGATAATAACTGTTTTGTATCTACTGAGGATGCAGAAAAAAGAGGAAGTAAATATGTAGTACTAACAGGTAACTGGTTAGTTGATTCAGTATCAATACATTCTATAGAGTCTGTAAGATGGCTAGCTACTAAAAACATACCTAATGATGAACTTAGATATGCACTTCCGCAAGCTTGGAGAACTAATCTAACTATGACTATTAATTTTAGGTCATTACGTAATTTTTTACAACTACGAACTAGCTCACATGCTATGGAAGAGATTAGGCATCTAGCTAATCTTATTTATCAATCGATACCAGGGAAGTATCATTACTTATTAGAGGACTGTGTTGTCGAATCAAATACAGATTTATAAATAACAATATTAAGGAGAATAAGTTGAAAAATAAAACTTTAGGAAATACATGTAGCAATGGAACAACTAAAAATGTTAAAGATGTTAAATTTTGGGGAAATGGTGATACTTTTAAATTAATAAGTAAAGCATCTTCTGAAAATGAAGGTTGGATGAAATCTACAAAAGCTATGCAAGCAGGTAGATCTGTAGTTGTTCAAGTTACAACTCAACAGAGAAATCCAGATGGTAGTTATAGTGTTGCTGAAGCATTAACAACAGTTCCAGAATCTAAAATTGCTGAGAAATGGGTAGATGATGGAGAAACTAATGAATCAATATGTATTGATAGAACGATAGTCTACTACAACAAGCCTATAGGTGATATGGAAGATGGCTGGTCTTTTGCAATATAAAAATTAAAGGAAGTAAGATGAAAGTAATTAAACGTGATGGATCATCACAACCATTGTCAATAGAACAAATACGTAAACAAACTATACCAGCTTGTGAAGGTCTACCAGGAACATCAGCAGATGAACTGGAACTTGATGCACAGATAGTTTTTACAAATGGAATGTCAACACAGGATATCCAGAAAGCATTAGTCAATGCAGCATCATCTAAGATAGACATTGATAAACCTAACTGGACATATGTAGCAGCTAGACTTACATTATACGACCTATACCATAAAGTTAAACGAACATATGATAAAGCAGGTTCAGGCAATGTATACGATACTATTTGGTTAGATAATTATCTAATAGATAATGAGAGTGTACTTGATTTTGATAAATCTATATTCGATTTAGATAAGTTAGAAAACGCTATAAAACCAGAACGTGATCTGTTATTCAACTATATAGGTATATCTACTCTTATTAGCAGATACCTAATCAAACAAAATGATCATATTACTGAACTGCCTCAGCACATGTTTATGGGATTAGCTATGTGGTTAGCTCAAGATGAGTATAATCCAACTGAACGAGCTATTGAATTTTACGACGCCCTTTCAACTCTTAACATAGTATTATCTACTCCTATTTTATCTAAAGGTAGACGTAAAGGAGCTACACACATATCTTGCTTTGTTGATTCTGTAGAGGATTCACTACAAGGCATACTTGATCACTACTCATCATTCTCATTTGGTAGTAAGAACGGAGGAGGATTTGGATGTGACTGGACTAGAGTTAGAGCATTAGGCGGAACTATTCAAGGACAGCCTAATACAGCAGGAGGACTTGTACCATGGCTTAAGCTACAGAATGATTTTTCTAATGCAGTTGATCAATTAGGTACGAGAAAAGGATCAGAAAATGCTTCCATAGAAAATTGGCATCTTGATGTATTTGACTTTATCGACTTAAAGAAAACATCTGGTGAAGAACGGAGACGAGCAGAAGATTTATTCCTATCTTTATCTGTATCTGATCTATTCATGGAAAGGGTTATTAATGATGATGTATGGACTTTATTCGATCCTTATGATGTACCTGAGCTTACGGAGCTTTATGGAGATGAATTTACAAGTAGGTACGAAGAGTACGAACAAAAATTCAAAATAGAACAGTCACATAGAGAATTACCAAACGGCAGTTCATTCACTAACCCACCTAAGCAAATTAAAGCTAAAGAACTATGGGGTAAAATGATTCAATCTTATTTTACTAGAGGTGCTCCATATATTTTTTTCAAAGATACAGTAAATAGAGCTCATAAACATCCAGAGCTGGGGATAATACGTTCAAGTAACTTGTG